GGCACATCCATCCTCTCCACCAAGCTCTCCATCGACGCCTCGGAGAAAACCTCCACCACCGCCGCCACCGCCGCCGTCATCAGCGACTCATCGCTCGCCGACGATGCCGAGATCACCCTCGACATCGACCAAGTGGGCTCATCCACCGCCGGGGCTGGCCTCAAAATCTGGCTCATCGGAACCCGCTAAATGCTCCTCATTAATCCATATCGGTTTGCAGCCCCGCGATCTTCTGATGCGGATGTGAACTCATACATCCTCGCGGTCGAGTCCGCAGACGGCCAGCAGTTGGAGGAGGGCGTTATTTCTGCCGTGGAATCGTTTGTCCTCGGCTGCAAGTCCGACGGCATCTGGAGCGCCCTCAAAGCCTCCTGTATCCTCGCCGGAGCACGGACCCTCTCCGGCGCACTTGTGCCTCTCGTTGGAACCGCTCCGACCAATGCAAACTTTGTGACCGCAGATTACAACCGAGAGACAGGACTAAAAGGCGACGGATCAACAAAATATCTCACTTCTAACAGAAATAACAACGCCGATCCGCAGAATTCCAAGCACCTGTCTGTTTTTGTTACAGAAAAGCCAGTAACAGCGGGGAGAGTGTATATAGGTGGAACACAAAATACCAATGGCAATTCCTTTATCGCAGGAGGTAATACGCTTTCAAACTTACGGACATCTGTGAATTTTTACACTACCGCTATAAATGTGGGAGCTCATACAACTGGATTTATTGGAACAGAGCGAAACAACTCAGCAAATTACAATTCCAGAGTAAACGGATCAAATTACACAACGACAGGCACATCAAGCAATCCTGCAAGCTATATTTTTCGAGTTTTTGGGCGACATAATAATGTCGATCCAATCAACGCCCGCCTCTCCTTCTACTCCATCGGCGAATCGCTCGACCTCGCCCTCCTCGACACTCGCGTGGCCACCCTCATGACCACCCTCGCCGCCGCAATACCATGACCCTCGCCGACCTCATTTCCCAGCCCGTCAGCTACGAGACAGCCCGCGATCTCGCCATCGTCCTCACTCCCGACCAAGCCGCCACCCTCGGCGCGATCCAAGCGCAATACGGCAACCCGCGCCATGTCGCCGCGCCCGTGCCTCTCACCGATGGCCGACTCATGCTGTGCGCGGATTTGCTCACTGAGACCGGCCCCGGCGGCCTCTACGCGCAAGGATTCGCGCATCTCCCCGCCGAGCTTTTCGCTCAAGTCGCCGTGATCCCCATGGCCGAAGCCATCGCCCTCATCCCACAACCCGAAGAAGAAATATAATGGACACCCACCCGCTCAAAACCCTCGCAACCGGCTTGGTCGGCACCGGCACCAGCCTCGGCGCCGCCATGTATTCGCTCCTGCCTCACCTCGAAGCCTGGATGAGGCTTGCCAGCGTCACGGTCGGCCTGCTCGTGGCCATCCTCACCGCCGCCAAGCTCCTGCGCGACTTTCGCAAATAAACACCAACCACCCACACGCTATGAACGCCATCTTATCCCGCTTAAAAGAACGCTCCACCTACGCTGGGCTGCTCGCGCTCCTTGGGGCATTTGGTCTGGCCGTCGATCCCGAACTCTACGGCCACGCCAGCACGATCCTAATATCCCTCGTCGGCCTTTACGAAATCGTGCGCCGGGAGAAGAAATGACGCCCGCCCGCGTCGCCGCCACCGCGCTCCTGCTCGGCTGGCTCCTCCTCACCGCCACCGCGCTCACCGGGTGCGAAACCCTGCGCCTCGGCCTCGCCACAGACTACGGCACCTTCAGCTACGAGCTGCCGCGCCCGACCTCCTCGAAATAACGCCGAGGAGTTTTCTCCATGCTCCCCGCCTCTCGCCCACAACAAGCGAAGTCCAAAACGCAAGCCCTGCTCACCAAGGCCCGCGTGGCCGATGAGGTCGCGCTGGTGGGCGTGCGAGGCTACTACCGCGACACCATGGGCGAGGTCGGCCAAAACGACCGGGGCATCTACGACGACGCCATTTTCCTCGTCAGCCCGCACGCCTACGCGACCTTTAATGCCAACACCGATCCCTCGGTGAAGCGTAAGGGCATCGCCGTTCTCAAGCCCGGCGTTCACCGCTACCGCAAAGGCAAGCACGGCCTGAGCAAGCCTGGCGGCGGCTACCCAGCCCTCCGCCCCGCCAACCCCGCCGAAAGCCTCCCTGTGACCCGCGACGGCCAAGGCGACAGCATGGGCATCGCCATCAACATCCACAAGGGCGGCTACCGCACCACCAGCAGCGAAGGCTGCCAGACCATCTACCCGAGCCAGTGGGAGGCTTTCGTTTCCCTGGTCTATTCCGAAATGGACCGCGCCGGTCAGAAGACCATTCCTTATCTACTCGTCGAGGAGGAGACCGCATGAGCCGCAAAGCGAAATCCTCCCCACCGCCAGACCGCGAGGCCGTGATGACGCAGGTCCGCCAAATCCTCGCCGAACATTTCGAGGTCGGCGTGTGCGTTGTGAGTTGGGAGGACGCGGGCACCACCTTTGACATGGATTTCAAATTCGGAAATTCCCACGCGGCCCGCGCCCTCGCCCGCGACGCCGAGGAAATCCTGTGGCCTCTCGAAGAAGAAACCGACGAGGAGGAAGAAGTATGAGTAAAACATCCTGGAGCGCCATCGCCCGCGAGCAAGCGGACAAGGCCCACAAAACCGAAGTCGATGCCCTCAAGGCCAAGCTCGCGCAATACGCCGCCAGCGTGGAGTCGCTGGAGAAACAACTCGGCATCGCCTTGAGCCTCGGCAAGACGCGCATCCGCCCGCACCCGCTCTTGGTCAGCATGAACGACAAAGCCGAGGCCGTCGCCATCGCCATGGCGAGCGATTGGCATGTCGAGGAAACGGTCGAAGCCAGCAGCGTGAATGGCCTCAACGAATACCGGCTGCCGATTGCCAAGCAACGCATCGAGAAATTTTTCAGCACCATCGCCCGCCTCACCGAGATCGAGCGCCACGGGGCGAAGATCGACGACCTGGTTTTGTGGTTGGGAGGCGACTTGATGACGGGGATGATCCACGAGGAACTCGCCGAATCGAACAGCAAGACCCCCACGCAAGTCATCCTGTGGCTGCAAGACCGCATCGCCGACGGCCTCGCCACGCTCAAGCCCCACTTCAAGCGCATCCTCATTCCAACCAGCTACGGCAACCACGGCAGAACCACCGTGAAACCCCGCCACGCCACCGGAGCCGCGCACAGCTACGAATGGCTGCTCTACCGCATCCTCGAAGGCCGCTTCGCCGACGACCAGCAGATCGAGTTTCAGATCGCCGACAGCTATTTCAATTTCATGGAAGTGTATGGCCGCCGCCTGCGCTTTCACCATGGGGATGGCCTCAAATTTCAAGGCGGCATCGGGGGCCTTACCATCCCGACCGAAAAGGCAATCGCTTCATGGAATAAATCGCCGAACCGAGCCGACCTTGATCTCTTTGGCCACTGGCACCAATTCCAGCAAAACCGGCACTGGCTCTGCAACGGCAGCCTCATCGGCTACAACGCCTACGCCCTGAGCATCAAAGCCTCTTTCGAGCCCCCCACGCAGACCTACTTCCTCCTCGACAAGAAACGCGGCCGCACCATGACCGCCCCTATTTACCTATGAGCAACTGGAAATCCCTCGCCCGCAAAACCAACTCCCTCCCGCCCGGCTGGAGCACCGCCGAGGACATCAGCGCCGATCTGGATTGCGAGCCGAACGAAGTTCCCAAAATCCTCGCCAGCGCCATCCGCGACGGCCTCGTGGAAAAGCAAACCTTCCCCCACTGGCAACCCGGCAGCCGCCAACTTCTCTACCAAACCGGCTACCGCCAACTCACCGGCAAACCGCAAGCCAAAGCCAAAGAGCCAACCGCCCGCGCCGTGCCCGGCATCCCCGCCCACCTCCTCGAGCGCGTGACGCAAACCTGCCTCCGATACCGCGACCGCCGACCCAGCCAAATCGCTGACCTCTGCCGCTGGAGCGGCGAACCCCGCCTCAAAGCCCCCGCCATCCGCGCCCTACTTGACACGCTCACCTCATAATAAAAGTAATGCCCGACGACGCGACAATCATTGAAGGAGATGCCGGATTCCTCGGCATGGCGTCGCGCCTCAACCCGCTCCAACTCCAGCCTGGCATGGTGCAGCGGTGCGAGAACATGCGCTTGGATCGCGGCGTGGCGCAGACGCGCAAGGGGGCGAAGCGATTAGCGCAATCCATCGGTGACATTGGCGAGGCTTTGACGGTTCCGTTTCAACTGGGCGCGGATAAAAGCATTTCCTCCATTACTCGCGGTGGCTCTGGAAATTTGACGGCAACGGTATCGCTCGCCGCGCATGGCTATGCCTCGGGCGATCTGATCAACATCCGTGGAGCGGCCCAAGCGCAATACAACGGGGATTTTTATATCACCGTTACAGGACTCAATTCTTTCACCTACACAATGGTGGCGGACCCCGGTGCAAATGCCACGGGGACGCTCGTTGCCAACAAGGGGCCGGTGCTGCAAAACATCTATACCGGAGGCATCATTGGGGCGGGCGTTTACTCCTCGCCTCGTCTGGATAATGCCAATGAATACCTCGTGCTGGCTGGGCCGAATGGGTGCTTCCTCTGGCGCGAGGGGGCGAGCTTGCAAGTGATCTCGTATCCCACGACGGACACGGTGGCATTTGGAGATGACATCGAGATCATCCAAGCGTTTGACAAGCTCTACATGCTCCGCACGCGCGAGGCATCGATTTTGAGATTGCATAGCCTGGTGCAAACCAGCGGCGTAGCGACAGCCGAGACGGTGGGTGCTCACGGCTACGCGCTCGATGAGGTTGTTCGAGTCAGCGGGGCTGGGGAGGCTGGGTATCTGGGGGACTTCACAATCACAGCGGTGCCGAGCGCCACGACTTTTCAATTTTCCGTGCCATCGGGCACAGCGGCCTCGGCGAGCGGGACGATCACGGCCCAGCGCGTGATGCCTGCGCTGGTGTGGGATGGGGTGCTGA